CCCATTCTGGTTTCTGTGTAAACACTTGGTCCAACATCACATTACGTGGTTTCATGTTGATTACTGGTGAACCAAGTCTAATGAAACCAACAAATTTGTTCGTGTTCTTTTCTTTGACGGCCAGGCGGATTTGTCTGCCTACAGGTGAAATGTTAATATGCGATGAAGTGATGTTCAGTAATGTTTCCCACGTTTCTTGTGGTATTTCACAGACTTCAAAATCCATATCATTTGGATGCATAGAGAAATCGGAAAACAAATCATCTTCCAATGGAAATAATGGGCTGGATGGCAAATCAGACAATGAGGCCAACTTTTGTTCTCTCATGTATTCATCAATTCTATTGAAATTGACGAAATAATCCGAAATTACTTTTGCACAGTGTTGTGCTTCCTCAAACTTTAAATCCATCGAAATTCTTTCTTTGTGGTTTTTCTCTATTACCAAATGTGTTCAGAGGTTTATCTGGTTGTCCAGAATCGGTAATTCCATCTTGGCCGGATTGTTCAATATCAAACAAACGCATCTTCGCACGGTCAATACCAAGTGTGAAACGTTTGTAATATGTCGGATCATTATAACGATTCTTCAATTGTTTGACCATGATCTGTCCCATTTCTTCCAATTCTTCGGATGAAATGAGTGCAAACATCAAATCTGCGGTTGCCGGCAGACCAAAAGATTCACTTGTGTCCTCCAGTCCGGGGTCGGAACTGGTATAACCGCTTCTTGTGGTTTGTGTAGCAGAAACAATTGGTAGTCCGAACTCAACGGCAAGACCTCGCAATTCTTCGGCAATAGCTTTAACATAGGTGTAACTGTTGACGTTTGTTCCAGCTTTAAGTCTAGAACTACAACAAATGTTAAGATAATCGATGAATATAATATCAGGTTTAAAACCTTTTTTAAGGTTAAGTTCATTCAATAATGTCCTAAAATGTGTTGCAGAGGCCGATGCTGTTGGATATTCTTTGACGATTAATTTACCTGTGGTCTTCTCACGTAGTTTAGTGATTCTTTTATCGAACATTTCTTTTGATAATTGTGATAGTTCATCGACAGTTACGTTCAATAAGTTTGCATCAATACGTTCGGCGATCTTTTCTTCGGCCATTTCCATGGTGATGTACAAGACATTTTTACCTTGAACCAAACATGCTGCGCCGACATGACACATGAAAAGAGACTTACCAACACCAGTACCGGCCAAAGCGATGTTTAGTGTCTTGTTTGGAAGACCACCTTTGGTAATCTTATTGAAGAATTCCAAATCAAAAGGAATACGTTCTTCGTGCCTATGATAAAATGCATATCGGTCATCGGAGTTTTCCAAGTAGTCGTGACCAACTGAATTGTCAAAACTTACTGACAAAGCATCAGATAGAATCTTAGGTATTGCACCTTTGTCGTTTGCCTTGTCTTTGCCATCAAGAATGGAAATTGCACCGAGAACGGCATTGTAGACTGCCTTTTCTTGACAAAACTTTTCAGTCTTATCAATCAACCATTGAATGTCCGACTTTTCGGCCGAGTTTGTTTTGATTTCTCGTAGAGCATTTTCACATTGTTCTGCTTCTTCACCAGTAAGATTTCTCTTATCTTTAATTGAAATGTCAACAGCTTCAATTGTTGGTGGTACATTGTATTGTTGTACGAATTCGTTAATCGCACCGAACAACTTTTTGTCGATGTTGTCGGTGAAATATTCCGGTTTAAGAAACGGTAGAACTTTCCTTACATATTCCTCATTTTAGATTCTTGAGAATCGTTTGTTCCAGCTTCATCAATTACTTCCTGTTCAATATTGGATGTCATAATTTCCACAAGCAAATCACCAATATAGTTTTTGAATGTTTCGTCTTTTTCCAACTTCTTGGGTTTGTCAACAACAGATTCTAACACATCATAAGCAAAAAGTAAATAGACCTGTTCGTTTTCTTCCTTAAATTTTACTTTACCATATTTGAAAACTGTGCCTTGATACGTTCCCTGTAGGAATTTTATATGTACCGCGGCATTGTCCTCTTTAGGGTATATGTAACAGTAATCAATACCTTCAATCAGTTCCATCTGTAGTCTCCACATCAAATGCACTTTCGATATCGGAATCTTGGATGATTTCCGATGCGGCCACACGGTACTTTTCTTCCACGAAATCGCGGAAAGATTGTTGTTTCAGAATAGGCAACCAAAAATCGGAAGTATTGGTTTCTTTCTCACGATATTTTTTATCCTCAATCTCACCATCTTCATTTACCCTAGAATACCATCCATTGGTTGGTTTGATAACGTGTTTGGATTCCAATGCAATGTCAAGTAGGCCAGACCATTTATTGATACCACCCTCAAACGAAACGTTCACGGGAATCTTGGACTTCTCTTTTACGTAACGTGATTTCTCAACGTTGATGATGAAATTGTATCCTGTAATTTCAGTACCATCCTTCTCTTGTTGACGACCCAAGATAAAGATATTGTCGGCAGAGTAATAAGAACCTGTACCACCACCAACGATATCTTTGGGAAACATACCGATTTCTTTGTAGGTGTGGTTGACAACAATCATTGGAATGTCTCTCATAACCAAGTGTGGTGTCACCATACGGAACAAACTCTTAACCTGTTTTGCACGACTCATATCAGCAACAGACTTTTGATCCAATGCATCCTCAACTTCTTTCTTAGATGCAAGATTACCAATAGAATCAACAATGATAATAACATGTTCATCTCTCTCAACTTTGGTGATTTGATTCATAATATCAAACTTCAACTGTTCGATATCCGTGATAGGAGTATGCAAAACGCGGTCAGTATCAATACCAAAGGAATCAAAATATGATTGTGGAGTGCCGAACTCAGAATCATAAAATAAAAGGGCAGCATCTTCGTATTTGTCCAAGTAAGATTTGGCCATCAACAAAGAGAAAGCGGTCTTGAAGTGTTTGGATGGACCTGCCCACATTGTAAGACCTGGTGTTAGGCCACCATCAAGTTTACCGGACAAAGCAATGTTTACTGCTGGTACGGAAGTTGGAATCATGTCCTTCTGTGTGAAGAATTTTGATTTGGATAGAATTGCAGATTCCTTAATGGAACTGTTCTTTTTGATTTTGTCGAGAATACTCATATTAACCCTTTAAGAGAAAAAATCTTCCAGTGAATTGTTCTTTTCTGTTTTCCATTTCATACAGTCTAAGATGACTTTAATGGGTTCCAAAAACGCCTTGTCGAATTGTACATCATAATTGATGTATTCGTCAAGACCAAATTCTGGTGGAATTCGTGTTGGATATGAAATCACATCTTCTTTGAAGTGATTTGGTAATTTTAGATAGGTAAATTTTAACTTCTCACCCTCTTGAATCAATGGATACTTTTTGTCCAGTTTCAATTCTTTGAGATAATGATTATATAGAATGGCACCCCGGACATGAATTGGTGTTCCCTTCTTGTACATAGTTACCGAATCGGAATAAGTACGTAAACCATTCAACCCACGGGGGAAAGATATTTCTTCCGGTGGTAAAGTTTTGAATTCGTTTCTGAAGTTTTTAATAAATTCCTGAACGTCATTTTCCGTACCAGTCATCATCAATTTAACTGCATCCCACATTCTTTCACGGATGGCCGATGGTGTCGATGACTTAATCATTTCCAAACCCATGACCTTAATCTTTGGTTTGGCATACTGAACGCCTTCGTTGTTATGTACGTTTAGAATGTAACGTTTCTTAGCAGTCCAAACACCTTTGTCGGACAAACCTTCACGTTTCATTTGCATCTTCTGTGCATATGCATGTACATAATCAGCCAATTCTTTGTATGATTTGTCGATATACGGTTGGAGTTTATCTTCACAGATTTTGTCCATGAATTTGATAGTATCTTCCGTAGATTTCCCGGCCAAAAACTTATCAACCAATTCACCCATACGTAGATAGATTGAATCTGTGTCTGATGCAATAACATAATCAACACCCTCAGAACCAAGGATCTTGTTCATATATTGGTTTATTTTTGCTTCAATCCAACGAATTGAGAGCTGGCCTGCCGTAGTAACTCCAAGTGCCATGCGTAGGTCATAAAACCTAAAATACTGACTTCCCAAAGCACCGTAGGCAGAGTTAAGTGATACTTTCTTGGCGAGTTGCAGGTTGTTGTATCTGGCGATTCGCTTTTCAATTTCGTATTGCTTCGACTTGTCTTTTTCATTTTCTTTTTCTTGTTGTGCAGCCAACATCATGTTTTTGAACTTCTTACGGTCAACATACATTTCTTCACACATGGCAGGCAAGAAACCCTGTTTATCTGTGCGGAAGAATTGGCCGTTTGGTGTAAGAGTAATGCCTTCCATGTTTGATGTGTCTACTTGTTTCTTCAACATCTTTTCAACAGACACACCAGATGAAATAACTGCTCGCATTTCTGCCGTATAGTTTTCCGGTTCAATCAGTGTTTCTGGTGAAATATTGTATTGCATCATCAAGTGAGGATACAGTGAATTCAAGTCAAACGATGCCACAAACTTATGTGCGCCAACTTGAGGTTCTTTAACATATGCGCCTTCGAATGCGGAATTTTTATCCTGAATCTCACGTGGTGGAACAATGATGTTCTTTTGCAATAGGTAGGAATAAGTCATTGAATCCCACATACGTGTCTGTGCAAAGATATCTTCATAGTTACACTTGGTATCATACGCAAGAGTCAAACCTAGTTCCAATAGTTTCAATTTGTCATCAATGCGTTCAACCAGTACAACGTCTTTAATGTTATACTCAATAAACTTTTGGTGATTCAAACGGTACAATGAATGTAGGTTGTCGTATTCATCGAATGACAATTTACGTTCGCCGATTTCCACATTGGCGATGTTATCCAACCGGTAAGATTCTTGTGACTTACCACCTGGCGCATACCATTTGTAGAGTTCGATGTAATCTAGTTGTTCAACACCCAAGAAACCATAAGCAATCAACTGACGGCCATTGATTATAGTCTTGCGTTCTGTGATGAATTTCCAAGGAGACAATTTGCGTGTAAGTTCATCACCGAGAATTTTGCGGAAACGATTGACCAAATATGGAATATCAAAGAACTTGGTGTTCCATCCTGTCACCACATCAGGTGTGTGTAGTTCCCAGTGTTGCAGAAACAATTTGCAAAGTGTGTATTCATCCTTGCATTTGTAATAAGTGATGTTGACACCAGTATTGGTTTCATCCAAAGAATTATCATAATCACCACAACCCCAAACAACCATGCGACCACCAAGTTCTTTCAAACCGATGGCAGTAATTGGTTCGTTGGCCTGATATGGATCCGGAAATCCATTTTCAGAACCAACTTCAATGTCGATGTTTGCAACTATGATTTTATCGATATCCCAATCAACCATTGTTGGATGTTGGTCTGCAATGAATGCATATTCGAATCTGGTGTTGCCATAGATTTTTGGTGCACCAGGAATTCCATCATATTTCTTGAAGAAATCCCGTGCATCACGAATCGTATCAAACCTTTTCTGATCCAGATTTAGACCATTCAGTGATTTGTATTTTGTATCTGTGTTCTTACTTGGGAGATATAGTGTTGGTTCGTAGTCAATTTTT